GTGGGTAATCGCATTGCCCAACCGGCCAAGACCCGCTGCCGCCATTTTAGCGCGGATTTGGGTCTTGACGTTCGACGCGGCCCGTTCGGTGATCCGGTGGCCCATGTCGATGGTTTTGAGCAACAGTCGGCGTTGCGCGGCGTCCAGTAATGATGTTGGTGGCAGGTCAACCCTGACTTCAAGCATTACTGCTTGTCCTTCCGAGCATCTGCCAATCCCCGAGAGATAGTCCCCCACGCTTCAATGAGAACAATGGGCTGTTCGAGCACCGGCTTCCCATCTGGAAAGTCAATGCCCGACATGCCCTTGTCGCAAAGCTGGAAAAGGCGGACCATTTCATATTCTTCATCGCCGATCAGGTCGCGGGGGTTTCCGGTGAAATCTCCGTCAATTCCGGGGATGACGTGAGCGAAGATGTCGCCTGTGCTGCCGTAGCTGTCCTCGAAGTTTTCGGGGCTGACTGAGACGGCGCAGGCGATGAGGAGTTTTTTCTTTGTTCCCGCGTCAGGGCGCGCATGGTCGATGCTTTCGCGGCGACCTCCAGCCATGCCAAACCGCTATTCTCAATCTCGGAAAGCTCCTCGATTACATCGTCAAGCAGAGTGTCGGGGATGATGCCCTTCGACTTGGTGAATGCCGTTTCAAGGCCAGACCAGCCTTCGCAGACCAGCCGGAACCATAGGCGCGGAACCTCGTTCATATATTCAGCGGTGGATTGCGCCATCGTGCGAATACGCGGCCATGTGTCGTTCAACTCGCCAAGCAGATCGACAATGAACTTTTCATCCGCATGTTCAAATACGGCGCGTTCGTCGCCGTCCGCATAGACCTTTTCGCTCTCTGCTTTCTGGAAAGCGTCAATCGCATCCCAAACGCCGACAAGGCGATGCTCGCGCTGCACAAGGTCATCACCCTCATACGTCGCCTGCAATGCCTTCATGGTTTCATTGCGGACGTCGCGTTCGTCATAATACTCCAAACCAAGTTCAGCACAGATCATGCGTATTTTCCGCTGGTCTGGACGTGTGGCCCAACGGAATTTGAACTTGATTGGAGTTTCGCTGTCTTCAAGCGATGGGGGCGAGAACTCAACTGTCTCGCCCGATGATACTGGATAGGACACGGGGGGTTCCTTTCAGGTCAGTGGTTAATAGGGGAAGGCGATGGCAATTGCCTTGTCGGCTCCGTCGATCAGCATATTGATGGACTGGCCAACAAAACTGCCGTTTTCGGTCACGTTCGGAACGTCAAAGCGCGCTTCAGGGATGAGCACCGATACGATGCCGCCCGAAGTATAGCCAAACTGGCCCCACAACGAATGATAGCCCTTCGTAACCAGCGCCATGTCGCGCAGGTCAATCGTGGCCTTGCTGTTGTGATTGAGGTTCAGGGCCACGCTGCGGCGGCTTTCCGTCATCTGCGCCGGGTCGCCATTGCAGGTGTTCGGGTTGGCAGGGCGTTCGGTCGTGAAGTCGATGGTGATCGTGAAGCCCGTACCGCCCAACTGCTTGTTCGCAACCCACTGGTCGCCGCAGCGATACATGGGAGGACTGCCAAGAGAAGCGAGCGTAGGAGCGGCGACAGCGCCCCAATCGGCGATTTCAGCATCATAGGTGACTTCGATGTAGCTGAACTCCTGAGCATCGCGGCTTGCGGTCGGGAAGCCCATGACGACCTGAGTTGGCACCATGTTATAGAGGTCATAAGAAACGCTATCGAAGTGAACCCGCGACATCATCTTTTGCGATGGTGTGGCCGAAGACAGGATATAGCCCGCCTGCACAGGGATTTGATAGTTGCCCGTCAATGCAGCGCCAAAAGTTTCGGGGAAGGTCGCAACCTTGGCTGCGGTGTAATCCTTAATCACCGACAGCGAGCCGGGATATGATGGCGCACCAAGGTTGATCGCCATGCCGTTGTAAAGGTCAACGGTTGCCGCTGCACCCGCGCCAAGCGTGGCTTGCGTGGTTGTACCTGCCGATACCGCTTCAGGAGCGGCGGGGATAGCGGTCGTGGTGAGCAGTTCAGTGAAGCCTGCCGATACCAGAGCACGGCCCGGAATGAACGCACCGGCAGCAGGAGGGGCAACACCACCGGGCGAACGCAGAAGCCAACGCAGGGTGAGCGTTACCCGCTCGCCGATGACTTCAGGGCCGGGGCGATGGATATTGCCGGTGTACTCGTTACTCTCCGCCGTGATCGAAGCGAAGTCGAGATTGATGGTTTGAGCTGTCTGATAGTCGGGCGTGGTTGGCGCGACAAAGATCAGAGCAGGCTGCACCGCGAGAGAAGCGGCGCGGTTACGTGCAGAAAGTGCCATATTTCAGGTTCCTTATTCGACGCCAGCAGGGGCGGGTTCAACAGCAGGAGCGACCTCAACGGCGGCTTCAGGAGCGGCAGCAGCCAGAACCTTCTCAACTGCCTTGTCGCGTTCGGCGGGGGTCTTTTTCATGCAGGCGTCATGCAACGCATTCATGTCCACACTGCCAGCAGGCAGCGAGATTGCTTCGCTCATGGGATTTTCCTTCGGTTAGGGAATGACGAGGCCGTTGGCCCCAACGATTTGGGTGATGTCACCCTTGACGGTCTGAAACGTCAAATTCAGTTCAAATATTGTGCAGCCGGTATTCGCGCCATGCTGATCCGCACCCGACGCGCCGGTGTAATCGACGCTGATGCAAAGACCGTTGATGCTTGGATTTTGCGTTGCGACCTTAATGATCGACGCGATGGTCAAAAGGTTCTCTTTGTCGATGCTGTTTGCATTGGCAGAGGCGGACCAGCAATCACCCTGAAGCGTCATGCTGTAATGGTCATTGCCGGTCGCATATTGTTCGGGGCCGTCATTGATCGTGAACGCCACAACCCGCAAAGACAGCGCGGGCATTTCCGCATTCGCAAAAGGGTCTTCGTCGCTGCGGTCAACCTCAACAGTCAGCGTAGGTCGTTCGGTTTCCAGAAGCGTCTTCAATTCATTCTGAATCCGATATGGTGCGGGGTCAGCCATTATACGGCGACCGCCTTCAAACTGAACAGCCAGTGATAACCGCTCTCGTCATTCTGGACGTCCACCGGCTCGAATAGCTTGCCCGGTACGCGCGGGAGAGTGATGCGAACGCCGCGCCCCGGCATGGCGGTAACGTCTGTCTTTATCACCATGATTTCGATCTTCTGTTCGACCGCTGCGCTAAATCCGCCCTTCGCCTCGCCGTCCTCATAGTTGGCCTGCACATAAACCGTGCGCCGTGCGCCGCCAACGGGCGTATAATAAATCGCATGGCCAAGCACATCGCGGCATTCAGTATTCATCGTTGGCTCAATGTCTGCCAACCGTGCGCGGGTCATTGCTTGCCAACCTGTCCCTTTGATTTCATCCAATCATATAAATCGGTGATAATCTTTGGACCAATGAAGCCGATTGCGCCGAGTACAGACCCAAGAAGCGGCCCCGAAACCCCATAATGCTTCAGCACACCGTAGCTGATTCCGCCAAGCAGTGCCGATGCTATGACGCCGAACATGGTTTCCATTGACCAGAACTTTGTCTCACCCCTCGATGCCCGGTGAAATGCAGCCATAAGACCTCCTATCGCGGCAATCGCTGGAACCCATGCCCAACGTACCGCTTCCATCATCCAATCCGGCAACCATTCCGTCATATTCAAACCCTTGCTGTGGAAAGTGGCTGTCGCGTTAAGCAACCCTACCGGACACCCGCCGCAGCGAATGTCGGGTAGGGCCGGGACCGAAGCCCCGACGCCTATTAGTTATGGTGCTTCGGTGGTTTCTGGATCGGGCGCTTCTTCGATAGCCGGTTCAGCCTTTTCAGCCTTGCCCGACTTCTTGGCCTTTTCAGCCTTGCCCGATGCGATTTCCTGTTCAGCCAGATCGTCGCGCAATTCGCCAGTTTCACCCGTATTTATCACCACCATTTCACCGTCATAAGCGATGATGGTGGCGAGTGCTTTGATGAGCATGTCTATACCCTTTCAACTAGGACGGGCGAGCCGTGAAGCCCGCCCTATCCGGATTAGGTGTTGCGACCGCGCAGCAGCACTTCGGGACGGGTGCAGATGTGCAGCGGGTAAGCGTACACTTCGGGCTGAACCCACATATTGCGGTCCTTGTCCATGACCATCATCGAATAGAGATCGCGGCCAATGGTGTTGACCGTTTCAAAGGTTTCGCCGGGACCATTGATGCGGCGGAAAAGTCCGGGGACACCCTGAACAATGAACTTCACCTTGTCAGCGCCAATGGCAACAGTGGTGTTGTCGTCGGTCCCCTGATAATTGACCCATTCGACTTCACCCCAACGGAACGATGAGAAGACTTCGCCAGCGCGCAGTGATTCAGCCGCGAGCCAGTTGAGATAGGTCTTTTCGACTTCGCTGTGCGATGTAAACTGATCGAAGAACGTATCACCGCAAAGCGCGATCACACGGATGCCCGGTGCTGCTTGGCCAAGAGCGCGGATGATGGTCCGCTTTACGCTCTTAACCGCTGCCATGAGAACGCCGCGAGCTGGTGAAGCATTGTCCAGATCGAAGTCAATTTCAGCAGGTTGGGAAATGCCAAACTCAGTGAAATAATTGTAAAGCGTCGATGCGTCAGAATCGAGCAGGATGCCCTGAATCGCACCAAGGCGATGATATTCGAGGGTCAATGCAGTTTCACGCAGCAACTTCGCCTGCTTCTGCGCGACCTTCTGCACAACCGTTTCCAGTTCGCTTTCGGTGCCGAAAGAGCGGATGCCCTGAATTTCAGCAGCAAAAATCTGATCGCTTTTGGCGATACGGGGAATGTTGAAGTTTCGCAAAGAGCGCTTATCCGTGCTGCCCATCGTCGGCGCAGTACCGCGTGCGCTGGTTTTGATAAGGCTCAACGTCTGCCCAACCTGCTCAATGCTGGCGATGTTAGTTTCGATGCCTTCGCTCTCGAAAATGCCAAGACTGCCAAGGAAAGATGGGACGGTTGGCATTTTTTCAACCGCAGCCGTCATTGAAACGAGGCTGAAAGCATCGTTATTGAAAATGTCCATGTGTGCCATGAATTAAGTCCTTTCAGATAACAGAGAACCATTCCGGCTCACCTATGGCGCGCCGGTCAGATGCCTGAATTTTGGTTTATCGCTGGTTAGAGAACCTTGATGCCGATGGCGGCAAGCTGCGCGATTGCAGTTGTCTTTTGCGGGCCAGTGATGCCACCGGGCCACGTTAGGTCATTGCCGTTCACGAGCATTGGGCCGCGACGAACAACTACGCCCGCCTTGTCGGCAGCAGTAGCGTTGCAGGCGTCGTACATGATACCCGCAGCGGTCTGCTCACCTGTGCCAGCGGCAGGGGCAAGAATGGTGAATTTGCCAGATGCCGTGATGATGCCGACAACTGTTCCGGAAACCAAATTTTGGCCGGTGATTACAGTACCAGCATCATTGTGATAGGCATCGCCCATTGCGCTTTCGCCAATGAACTCTCCAGCGTGCTTGCCTTCGGTAAGAGTGGTCATTTCATATTCCTTTCAGAAAAGTGATTATTTCGCGCCGTTGGGGAAAACGCGCGCGATGGCTTTGTCCCAAGCCTTCGCAGAAACTTCTTCCTTGGCGGCTGTATCGCCAGCGTCAGTTAGATCGGCGTTGTCCTGTGCTTCAAGATTTGCCTGCATCGTGGCGCGAGCGCCTTCTTCACGAGCAGTCTTCAGATCGTCGGAACTGACTTCCACAGTCGCCTGTGGCGTGTCCGAAAGGACGTCAATAATATCCGCAGAGGACATATCTTTGCCCAAAAGCTTGTGGGCAGTTGCCTCACGGCCTTTGTAATGGTCAGAGGCAAAAACCTCTCCCATGCGTGTATTCGCGGCGGTGAAGCCCGCTTTGTATTCGTCGGTCTGTTCGACCGGAGTATTTTCAGCCATCGGCTTTTCCTTTTTCTTGGGGCCTTCCTCACGGTTGGCGGTGGTATCATCTTCCTCGTCATCGTCTTGACGGGTAGGATCGGCGGGGAGGTCGGCGCTCAATCGCTCCGACAAATTGGCGAAACGCTTACTCACTGGCGCGTTCTCCTTTCACGTTTGATACGGTCACATTCTTCTTCGAGGCGCGACCATGCTTCGCGCTCGGAGATTACGGCGTCCATCAACCCAAGGCTGACAGCTTCCTTGCCCTCGAACCAATCGGCTTCGGTGGCGAGAATATCGGCGACCGGCATATTGCGGCCTATCGAAACCAGATTGGCAAAGCGCTTGCGGACATCATCCACACTGGCCTGCAATTTTGCAGCGGTCTTTTCGTCGAGCGCTTCGTATGGATTTCCGCGCATCTTGCGCTCGCCAGAACGGATGACGGTTACGTCGATCCCATTTTCATCCAGCGCACGATTGACGCTGGTGTGGACCACGACACAACCGATCGATCCGACCATCGCATCTTCTGGCCCATAAATCTTATTGCAGACCGCCGCGATGGCATAGGCTGCGCTACACGCCTGTTCGTTCACCCAAGCATATATCGGCTTTCCGTTGCCTTCACCGTCCGCTGTCATCTGAGCCAGTTCTTCGACAAACGAAAACAGGCCAGAAACCGCGCCGCCCGGACTGTCAATTTCCAGCCAAATGCCCAACACGTCAGGATCGCGGTATGCGTCGTTCAACTGGCGCGTGAGCATATTATAGCCGCAGAAGCCGGACATCGCATCGAGCCAACCAGCCTTATGAACACAAGTGCCTTCAACGCGGATGACAGCAATGTCGCCATCGACCGCGTAAGCCTTGCTGGAATCACGGTCATATTTGGCATCGCCCGCCAAAGCCGACCGTTCCATCATCGCTTTTGCGTCGAGCGTCACTGAATCAATCGTATTCATTGATACAATGCCAAGCTTATGCTGAAGCGCGCAAAGCAGAACTTCCATCTTGTGCGGATGAATAGCCACCGGCCTGTTCAAGAGTTGCTGCGCGATATTCGGGAAGCCTTGTGGCCGAAACTGTTGCGTCACTGGCCACGACCTCCTTGCTGGTTTGGCTTCTTCTTCTGGTCCTCATTTGGGATGCCGTCATTGTCGCGGTCGGCAGGGTCCGCGCCGGACGAACCACCTTCTGCATCACCCTCAGCACTCGCCTTGGTGTTATGATTTGGCATTGACAGGCCCATCAATTCACGTTGGCGCAGATACCAAGCTTCTTCCGATAGAAGGTCCAGAGGCTCACGGTTGCGCTCCAATATGTCTTCAACGGTCGATTTACGGCCTGCCGCAGTATCGAGGTTATTGGCATTCGCCTCCTTGAGCGGATCTATCGAACCGCGCGATGGACCAATCCATTCACACATGGTCAATTCGGTTTTCAGCGAATAAAATTTCTCGGCACCACCAGGCACTTCGATTTCGCCGAGTGCCACAGCTTCTTCCATCCAAGCGGCATAGATCGGTGTGCAGAACGCCTGAGTGAAATAATCGCGGTCCTGCATAAAGGAGCGCCACATTTCATTCAGCAGCGCGCGCGCGGACGAGTAGTTGATGTCGCTCCAGTTTTGCGAAAGTTGCGGATAGCTGACACCAATCGAGCCAGCGATCTTCTGGAGCGCAAACTTCTGAAATTCAGGATAGTTGGTGTTCGGGTGGTTGCTCTGCGGCGATGTGACTTTCTCGCCGGGAAACAAATGCCCAATCTGGACGTTCGGCATGGACAGAGGCGACTTGTTGCGAAACTCCAGAAGTTCCGAATAATACGCTGCCATCGAACTATCGGTTGTGCTGCTGCCCGGTGCCAACATTTCTTCGACATCCGAAGTTGGGGCAGGCGATTCCACAAAGAATGAAAGCAGGGCAGAAAGCAATGATGCCTGCACTTCCGCCCGATCAACGCGGTCCAGCATCTTGGCAGGAACCATCGCTTCGACCAGTTTGCTGACACCGCGCGATTGTTCAATCCGGCGCGGGTTGAACACATGAATCATTTTGGGCTTACCGCTGCGCGTGAACGCTGGAATACGCACCCATTGGTCGCCGTCAAAGTCTGGCGACGGGTCAAGCGGATGGCGCTTTCTGATGTGGTAAGCGACCGGCGCTCCGTTCACGTCAAACTCAACACCATTCCGCAGATATTTGTCATTGGGGCGACCAGCGGGGTTACTCAGGCGTTCGCTGTCCAGCAACATCACGTTCGTATTGAAACGAGAGCCACGGCTGTTCATGCGGATTTCCGCGCAGATTTCGCCGTCGCGGCAATAGTGCAAATATGCCAACCGGACCTGCGCCCCGAAATTCAGTTTCTTGCGGGCATCACAGCGCCGATGCACATCGCTTGCCCAAATATTCCACTTGGCTTGCGTATTTGCCGCCCATTCCATCCGCCAAGCATGATCCTGCCCAAGAACCGTGTGCATGGGCTGTGCGCTTAGACGAATACGTCCGCCGATGACCGATTCAACGCGGCGGTCAAGTCCGCCATTTATCCAAGCATTGTTGTTATCAAGGTCTTGCGCGCGGCCTGCGATGGTTCCGCCCGTCGAAGCATATTCATTATCGAAGAATGTGGTACGCGGACGCCAGCCAACCATTTCCTGCGTGTTGCTGCGTCCACCTTCATAGCCCTGCTGGCCAAGCCCAACGATCCCCAACTTGCCAATGCCGGTCGATACTGCTTGGCGGACGCTTGCGATCATGCCCATATTGGAACAATCGACCTGCGGCGCGGATGCCCGTTCTCAACATTCGTTGCCGCCTCCAAATCCCTTTGAAGCATCACGATCATGTCATTGTAATCCTTCAAAGTTGGGTTGTCGTAAGTCATCCGATTGCCATAGCGACCAGACCATGCCTGCTTAACTGCGCCACCGGCCATGAAGGCAGCGCGCGCGGCGCGGACGGCGGCTATTTCGGCGGTGATGCGTTCGACTTCGGTTTCTGGTTGCAGATCGGCGGTTGAACCTATCCCATGCTCTTGCACGGTTAGGATGATATGCGTTTCCTTACGGAGCGGCGGCGTGGTTCCGGTGTTCTCAACCTCGATTACAATGACGTGCTGGCCAACGGCGAACAGCAATGTCTCAGTCGGTGTCAGGGCGGCGATGAAGCGCTTATTCGGCGTTCCATCATCGTCGGGGCCAACATCGGTTACAGCGCGCTCAACGGCGATGCTGGCTGCTTTGATCTTGCACGTATATGCGCCCGGCAAAGTCGCAAGTGTGCCGTCATCGAGCAAATGGCCGACACGCCAAGGTCCGGCTGTGTCGCCTTTATAGATCGATGCTGTTTCGGTCATTGCTTACGTCCAGAACCTTTTCGGTTGAAATTATGTCGATGCCAGTCAAGCCCGATGAAATGTCCACCGTGCCGCCCGTTTTTACGTCCAGTTTGCTTGTGTCGGCCCGCACATCAATTGTCGTGCCGCCCGCCAAATATGTAACCGCGCCGCTGCCCTGATACGCCCATGCGAACCTAAACATCTGTCAGCGTGACCGGCGTTATGACACCGCCCGAAACTGTCTTTTCCAACAGGACATCGGAAGTTCCACGCTTCTTCAATGTGGCCGTGGAACCAGTCAGATACTCATCCGCTTCAGCCAGATCAAGCAGCCTGCTAAGTTTTGTGC